CGCTCCTGTATCTGTCCGGCTATGCGGCCGCCGGAGGCGTTGTGGGTTATCGGCATGCTATATGAGCAAACATATCTCGCCCACGGCCACCAGGGGCTCCACCTGCAGCAGCGAGAACTCCCCCACCACATTGCCGTCGGTGTCCCTCAGCCTCACCTGCTCGGCGCTGAAGGGCTGCTCCTCGATATACACCCGGTAGGAGGCTATCGTGAAGTGACCGCCGCTCACACGGCCTTGCAGGTTTACGCTGTTGGGCACATACTGGCAGGCGATGGGCTCTCCCCACCCGGCCGAGGGAACCACGGGATAGCCCGTCGCAGGGTCTATCCCTCCCCCGGCCTTCTGCTTGGGTTCTATGGTGCCGTTGGGTATGATCATAGTCTTGAGCCTTTGTAGCCAAACAGAGTCTTCGGCGTATCGTCGTCGACACCGTACTCGTCGTAGAGGGCCTGCGCCTGTCTGCGCAGGGCGGTGCGCTGCTCGTCGGTGAACGAGAACGACTGACCGCCCTGCGAGATGTCGGGTGCGAGCGAGAGCCACATCAGCACGTCAGCGCGGCACAGGTTGTAGGCTGCGCCTTTCAGCACGTCCTGGGTGGCCGTGTCGTCGAGGTAAACACCGCGGTGGGCCGCTATGCTCTCCAGGGTGCGGAGAGGCACCGGATAGGCGTTGATGCCCTTGAGCGATTCAAGTATCGTCCGCATACGCTAAGGTTCAGTTACGTGGTTATCACTCACCGGTGGAGTTGGCATGCAGCAGGAAGATGCTGTCGCCGCCGTCGATGACGGGGAGGCAGAGAGCCTGGGCTGCGGTGAACTCCTCCAGAGGGTCGGTCTTCGAATACTTCGAGATGAGCACGTGGGTGCCGCTCTTCTGATACGACACCTGGGCCACGGGGTTGGTCTCCTCGGCGAGTGTGCCGTACACGAGGCGGCCGAGCTGGTCGGTCGGTGTGAAGACAATGGCTCCCTCGTCCCACGGATTCACGGTGGCCAGCGTGCCGTCGTGCTTCTGCACGCGGAAAGAACTGTTCACTACGTGGAACTCGGCTCCGAACTCGTCGCGCAGGGCCTCGAGGGTGTCCTGACGGCCCGCCAGGGGCAGCTTCGAAGTGGATGTGACGATGAGTCCCTTGGCATTGGCGGCGAGCTCCTTGCCCTCTGCGCTCTTGCGGAGCAGGTCGATGTACTTCCGGGGTATCCATACGTGGCCGATGGTCACGCCGTCTGCCTCGGCTTTGTCGAACATGTTGCGCAGGTCGGTCACGGGGGTGGCCGTGGCTACGGTGTTCCAGTCCACGGTGGCGTAGCCGGTGTGGGCGGGCTTGTAGCCGAAGCTGGCGCGCACGCCGGTGCCGTCGTTCTTCCCGTCGGCGTCCTCCACGAGGCAGGCGCCGGTGGAAAGGGCCTGCTCAAACATAATCTCCTTGCGCACGTCCATGGCCTTGATGCACTTGGTCACGTCGTCGAACACCTTGCTGGCCACAGTGGCCTCCTCGGCTCCGCGGGCCGTCATCACGTTGATGTCGCTGATGGCCTTCTCACCCTTGCGGTACTTCACGCCCAGCTTGGGCAGCTGACCGGTGGCGGTGGTGATGGCGTCACGCTTCTTCAGCGGCAGCGAGCTCTCCAGAGCCACCACGTCGGCGGCCACCACTGAGTGGTCGAGTTCCGTACTGCCCCAGCTGAGGTCGGCGCTGTACTCCTCGGTGAGGTATCTCTTGTGCAGGAGGGTCTCCTCCTGTGTCTTGCCGTTCCATTTCTCGGTGATGGCGCCGATGATCATGGAGAAATACTTCTCGACCAATTCTATAAACAAACTTCCGTTCATTGTGTTGTCTCCTTTCTTTTAGGGTTAATAAAGGAACTCGATTCGCGGCAGACCTGCCTTGATGGCGGCGGTCACCGGGTAAGGGCTTGCTGCGGCATTGACCTGTCCGGCGGTCACGATGGCCGCACGGGGGTCGCTCACGAGGATGGATGCACGGAGCACTCCGGCATAGGTCTCCCCGCTTCCGGGCGTGGCGTAGGCATCCGACGACACTCCGAGCGGGGCATAGTCGCCATTGGCCTTCTTGACGATGATGTGGCCTGCCTTGAGCACGGTGGTGCCGGCAGCCACACCCGACACGTCGAGCGTGCGCCCGCCGGGTATGTCGGTCAGGGCATTGACGATCACGATGCTGTCGAGGCCGTCATAGGCCGACAGCGTCTCTCGGTTGAGATTTGCGATTTGTCCCATTCTTGTTCTTGTTTTTGGTTAAATACTCATTCTGCCCACCACGGCGTCTACCTCCTCCTGCGAGGCGGCCTGTACCTGCTGGTGGGTCTTGGCGGAGCCCGCCGACGGTCTCCCGAACACGGCCCCCTTGGCGCCAGTCACTTTCACCAGCTCCTCCACCTCGCCTGTCACCTCGGTCTTCAGTGTCGTGAACTCCTCATCGCTGAGAGTGTCAACGCTGATTCGCTGGTAACCCTTGCGCTGGGCTTCGGGCAGCCGGTTGATGATTGCGTCGAGTTCGGCCTTGCGGCGGCTGGAAGTGCGCTCGCCCTCCATCTTGTTCAGGCGCTCGGTCAGCTGCTTGTTGCTGTCGATGAGCGCCTGTGCCCAGGCGGGAGTGGCGTCTGCGGGCTTCTCCGTGGCGTCTGCGGGCTTCTCCGTGGCCTCTGCGGGCTTCACCACCTTCTTGCCGTCCTTCAGTCCGTGCTTCGCCTCATAGTTCTGCACGGCGCTCTTCTGGGCGTCGGTGGCTCGGCTGTCGCCATAGGCCTCGATTACGTCGATGAAGTCCTTGGTCACCCCCTCAACGGCGGTTGCGACCTGGTCTTCTGTTGTGACAGTCTTCGCCAGCTGTGCGGCTATCCTGTCCAAGATGTTGGCGTTGACCCCCGGAAACTTGGCTTTCAACGCCTTAAGAATTGATTCTTTCATGTAATTACTGCTGATTTGAAATTTCGCTCAAAGGTAACGAATTATTTCCTAATATGATTACATCATAATCATAATATTTGTTAAATCCGACATGGGGCTGACTGAGAAGGGACACTTCCTGTCAGCTCGCCTCAAAGTACGGACAGGTCGTTGGACAACCCGTAACTGGCGGCTTGCAGGAGTTTACCACACAGTAGCGGTATTCTCTGTTGTACTTATCGCAGCTAAGGCATGTGTATTTCATTTTCTTTCGGTTTTTACTTGTTTTATATTTGGATTTATTGTATATTTGCGGCATGGAGCGTATCAGGCTGACAAAAAGGGAAAAAAGGGTGCTGCGCTTGTTGAGCAGCAACCGGTTCGACATGCTCTCCACGCTCGACTATCCGGCGCTGCGTGTGCTGCACGACGCCGGCTTCGTCCACGTTGCGCTCATTGAGGGCGGCGTGCCGGAGGCGGCGAGGCTCACGGACTTCGGAAAAGAATACATCGCCGACAATCCGAGGTTGAGAAATCCCACCGACTGGGGGAAAGTAGCCGCTATTGCAACAATCGTTGGAATCATCGTCACAATCGTGCTGTTCATTATCGGTTGCGCCCTGATAAGGAGTGGTGGTGTTTGATTTTCTCAATTTATTTGGTTCGTATTTGTTTATTTTGTATTTTTGCACCGTATAACAAACAGAATTATTTGCAATAAAAAAGAATTTGTCATGGATACTAAGTGGAAGAACTTGGCGAATCCTCCTGTCGTTACGGCTATCTTTCAATTAAAATATGATAGCGGTTCTATAAAGTTGGACGAATTCCTTAAGTTCGACACTATGTTGAAAAGGGGATTCCCCAATCGGAGTGAAAATATTGAATCAAGTCTACGTCTGCCGCCATCAACAAGAATTCCTTTAGGAAAAGCCCAAGTTAGCGGAGTTACTGACACACGTCGCACTGGATATGTGTATTTCACAACAGACCAGAAAGAAAAACTGACTCTGTCTGAAACAGAAATCACTTACACCAAAGAGAGTCCATACACAGGATGGGACTCTTTCAAAGAATTTGTATTGAAAGTGCTACAGACATTATCTTCTGTTTTAGAAGGAGTAACAATCCAAAGAACATCTATTAGATTTATCAACCAATTCAATCTTTTGGAATTTGATGATCCTACCGTGTATTTCAATACACAAATAACTTCCTCCGTCGCAGATAGTTCGTTGCCATATCCGTTGTTGAAATATGGATTTCGGATGACTTTTGATGTGGCAGAAGGAATCTATTCTATTGTGAACCAGAATGCTGATCATCTAACAGATAGGTTTGTTTATATTTTCGACATAGATGTACTTGACAGAAACAATATACTGTTTGATGTCAACTCAATTGGTGAAATATTGGAGAATCTAAGGGAGATTAAGAATAAAATCTTCTTCGGAAATCTCACTAATAAGACTTTAGAACTATGCAACTAAAGAATATAAAGGAAGGTTGGAAACCTGTAACACTAGCAGTATCAATGGTAGCGGGAGGTGTAATAGGAGTACAGGCCGATACTGATCAATTCAGTAATATCAATACGGTCATCAACAATCACATTACATCAAAATACATTGCTGAGGTCAATGACCCGGCAGAGGCCTTTATGAGCGAGAAACTTCGCTTTAATAATTATCTTCGTTCTTGGAGGAAGAATACACGGTTTCTGTCATCGCCTGAGGACATCATTAACCAAAAGGACTTTATGGCGATTGTTGCAATGGGAGCCAAGGCAGTACCTTTTATTGGTGCCGAAATTAATGCAAGAGCATCGAATCTGGTTTGGGCATTAAATTTAATTTTCAATCGTAAAATAACAGACAGACCAGATACTACAATTTCCGAAGTCTGCAAATTATGGGTAAAGGAACTGAAACGGCAAAACTGGATGTAATTGATGCTTTCCCCGGTCTGAGATACGATAAGCATTTTGAAATAACAAGTCCTATCGACCCCAACTATAATTGCATTGCTTGGGCATATCAAATAAAGGACAGGTGGATGTGGCCACCTAAAGGTATTCCTACAAAAGTCATAGACGCGGTGACTTATTGGCCAGATGAAAATGCAAGCACAGAGGTTGAAAGATTTGTCGATGCTTTCAGACTCAAAGGATATGAGAAGTGTAGCTCTCCTGACTTTGAGCAAGGCTACAGGAAAATTGCGTTATATATTACTCCTGGAACCACCAAGTGTACTCATGCAGCCCGACAATTATCATCGGGATTATGGACTAGCAAATTAGGGGGAATATACGATATTCAACATGGCACACCACAATCCATCGAGGGGAGTATCTATGGCTGTGTTTATTGCTACATGAGAAAACAATTCCGATAATTGGTCAGTCCTCTTCATACCCAAAATGGCCCTTGATGATTTCGTCAACGTCGTCCTCCGTGAAGTGGAAACGACCAATATGTCCATTCTCGTCAATGTCCATGACAATGTAATCGCCGTCCTCGCCGATGCAATCGGGAACGTAGCTCTCTACTGACACGATAATGTTCTTCAAGGGGTCAAGGAGGTGATATATGCCTTCGTCGCAGACTTTGTAGTGAACGTTGGCGGTCGTTCCCTTCGGCCATCCAACGATGCATCCACGTTCTACGTCGATAACTGGTTGCCATCGGTAGTGGTCAGAATAGATGTTGCTATCGGGCTTGTCCTTAACCTTGACTGCAAACGGAATCCTCGGCACAGCATCCCCCTTGCTTTCAAACATATCCACGTCGGGAGTTCCGTTTACATCAGCATCTTCATAATATCTTACTCCTGCATCCACCTTTAAGTAGCGGACGTCTACCTGTTTCTTAATTTTGATAGTTGCTTTCATAACTAATTATGTTTTTTTTTATTTGGTTCGTATTACTATTTATGTTATCTTTGCAACATGGAAAAGAAGGATTATAAAAACCTGCGTCAAATGACCGTTTTTGATTTATGTGACGACATGGAAACGTTGCATAAGTTAAACCCTCTTTTCCCTGACATAGAGACAAAAGAAGAGTGGATAGATTCCTATAAGGAAAAACCGGTGAATAAAGCATTTGATTTTATTGACCTCGCTGACATGACTAACAATTTAGATTTAAGAAAAGCCGTTGAAAAAGAATGGGAGAAAGAGTTCAACTCATTTTTCAATGAATGAAATTAATCAGATTTTAGATAATTGTTCTTTATCAACCATTTTGTAATATCTTCTGGGTTTTTCTTTCTCACTATTACCAGCAGTTCTTTAGCTTGATCTTCGGGTAGCACCACATCATTTAGATTCTTCATTCCTCCATCAAAGAGTGCTTTGTAAAGACCATTTTCCATATCATCATATTTGCCTTTGAACAGGCTATTCTCCAAACTTGCCATTACTTCTTTCCTGTCAAGTCGCATGATGCCAATGACATGGTCAAAGTTCTTCACCATCTGGTCGTAGGCCGTACTTTTTCTGTGAGTGATATATTCAGGGAACGGCACTTTATTAAGCCCCAAATGCCCATAAAACACCTTAAGGTTGTGTCGTGCATACCACTCATTTGCAAGTTCCATACACCTTTCACTCACGGAATGTTTCTCCCCTGCTGATTCAAGACCGACATGCCTGTTGTGGACTATTTCATGCCACAAGGTTGCCATGGCATCGGCTTCTTCCTTTGTTATATCAGATGCTTGCCCTCGGGCTATCTTTCTAAAAGTAGCTTGTACTCTATCCAGTCTTTCTTTTGTGAGCAAAATTATACCATCTCGAGACGTTTTACCATTCACGCTTGAATCATCTGTGATTCTCAATGAAAAATCTCCGTTGACGGACCATTTTTCCTCCTTAGGAAGTATTCCGTTGATTTTATTTAGAACATCAGAAACGTCTTTGGCTTCCTTGAAATCTTTTCCGTTGAAAATCTCTTGGGTATTATGCTTGACCGCAACGGACTCTTCAGCAATTAGTGCTTTCTCACTTGCGGTAATACCGCTGGTAGAATTATCTTTTTCACCTTTTGTGTCGGCCTTTTCTTCTCGGCTCGCATGATTCCCTTTTGTGGTATTCCTCGCCCCCACATACTTCCCGTTGTCCCTCATCCACATCGGCAGCGTGCCCCGTTCCCTCGCCCCCTCGATCCGCTCCCGGTTCTCCTCCACCCATTTGCGGAATCCTTCCGGCACGTCATCCACCTTGTTCTCGCTCCCGCCGTCCACAGGCTCGCCGTCGAGAATCCTCGCCGTGTCGGCGTCCATCTCCTCCGGCGTCTTCAGCACCGTCGTGGCGTAGCATCTGCAGTGGGGATGCCACCCGGTGAACTTGAAGTCCTTGGGGTAGCGGCCCTGCAGCGCGTCGCACATGTCCGTGAACAGGCCGCGGGGCACGCCCTTGCAGTTGTGGTTGTTCGAAAGGTGTATCTCGATGCCCACCACAAAATCCATCTGGCGCCACCGCTCATGGTCGGCGGTGCGGTAGGCCATGTTGGTCTCAGTCACCGCCAGACGCCTCGCGTTCATGTACGACGAGCGGTACACACCCCGACCCGGGTGGAAGGCGGCAGCGCGCTTCGACAGGTGCAGATTGCCATGCTCGTCCCTCACGCGGCGGAAGAGCATGTCGGGATGCTGCAGATACTGCTGCAGGTCGCGGGCCATCTCAGCGGCCGGCTTGCCGCTGCGGATGCCAAGGTCGATGCCCATCTCCATCTCCGAGCGGAACTCGTCGGCATACCGCCACACTCGCTCCGACAGGCCGAGACCCTGCTGCTTGCGCCGCAGGAAGGCGTCACGGGCCGTCTCGTTGGTGGAGAGGTAGCGGCGGCGGACGGCCTCGGGAAGCTGGTCGTAGCGGTCGCCGAACACATGGTGCACCAATTCGTTGTTCTTGTTGTTGCTCAGCGTCCAGGCTGCCTCCACACCGTCCACCACGGCGGCGCTCAGCTGGCGGCGCAGCCATGCCGTGAGCTCGGCCATGCGCCGCTCCGTGATGGGGTAGTCGGCAAACTCGAAAGCCTTCGACGGGTCGAAGTCACCCACACCGGCGCCGATGGCGGCCGCCTCACGGACGGCCTCGTCATAGATGCGGTCGATGAGTGCCTGTATCTGCTGCAGGCGGCGCAGGTGCTCACGGTCAAAGCGGTTCTCGGGTCTCGGCATGTAGGGGTTTCAGAGTATAGAGGGTCAGTCGGTGAGCTGGAAAGCGTCGAGGCGGCTCTCGTCGGTTATCTCCTGCAGCGTCTTGTCCACATCGGCGCTCCACCCGAGCTGCTCGATGGCCTCGCGCTGGGAGATGATAGGCTTGTTGCCGTTGGCCGTCATGAGGTTGTTGATGGTGTCCTTCTCCTCGCTGATGGTGAAGGGCGTGATGACATTCTCCACCGGCAGGGCGGTGATGGCGGCGGCGTAGCGCTCGCCCATGGCAAGACGCAGGAAAGCCTTCACCACATTCACCTCGCGGTCGAAGAACTCCAGCAGGCGGCCGCTCTCGTCGCGCACCTTCAGCTGGGCGTCGATGAACAGCTGCTTGCGGCTCTCGCCGCTCATCGGAGTGGCCTTCATGCTCTCATAGCTCCAGTCGGGCAACTGCAGCTGGGTGAAGAACGACTGGCGCAGCTCCGCCACATGGAACTTCAGGTTCTCTACGGCCTGTGCCCAGGTCACGTAGCCGGCCGTGCTGCCCTTGGGGTACTGCAGGATGCTCTTGAACTCGGAACTCTCGCTGCCCTCACCACCATAGGCTATCTCCTCATCGGCGAACACGACGAACAGCGGCTTGGAGTTCTTGCGCAGGTAGTTGCCGTTGCGGCTCATGGCCCACTCTATCTCATACACTATCCTGCTCGTGTCCTCCCAGATGGGCGTGGGGCGGTACATGTACACGCCGGGTATCTTGCCGATACGGCTGATGTCGTCTTCCTCCTCAAGCGACCATCCCCGTCCGGCGTCGGCCCACTTGTAGTGCCGCTCGGCGGTATAGGTGTCGAAGTAGGTCACCGTCCTCGAGGCCACCTTGCGGCGGTAGCCCACGGAGAGGGCTATCAGGTCGCCCGTCTCGTCGAAGAGGGGGTACAGGCTGTCGCCGAGCATGGGCGAGAAGTTGCGGCAGCGAAGCTTGATAAGGCTGTCGAAGCCGTAGGCGCTGTTGCGCTGCTCCACGGCATACCACAGCGTCATCACCTCACAGCCGGCGAAGAGCATGCCGAGGCGCTCGGTGTTCACCGAGTCGATGCGGTTGCGCATGAAGATTTTCTCCAAGTACCCGGCCACCTCCTTCTGGAGCTGGTCCTCGGGACTGTACACACGCTTCACGGGCACACCGCAGCACAGCTCCGCCATGCGGCGCACGGCCAGCTGCTGCAGGTTGCACGTGATACGTGTCACGTAGTCAACCCGCCCGTCGGGTTCTACGATGTCGGGATACACCGACTTGTTCATCACCGGATGCTTCTTTGGGTCGTACTCCCACTGAAGGCCGTTGCGTCCTCCCCAGGAGGGCACTGTGACCGATTTCTCCCTGAGGTCGGCGATGATCTCCTCAGCGGGGCGGTCCAATCGGATTATGTCTGTAATCAGCGGCATTGCTATATAGGGTTATGGGGTCAATACACTTTTCTCGCCGTCGCCGCCTTGTCGATGGGACGGAACGGGTTGCTCAGATGATAGTCGATGGCGTAGCACAGCACGTCGACATACTCGTCGTGCGCCTTTGCCGGAAAACCGCACACCTCGTCCTCGAAGGCCTCGTTCCACGCTCCGTCCACCAGCACCACACGGCCGGCCTCCACGGAGGGCGAGGCGGCGTAGAGACGGGTCTCCTTGCTGTCCCTGGGGCTGGGCGTGCTCACCACGTTCAGACCGGAGGTCTCCCTGAGCTGGTCTATCACCGACAGACCGTTGGCCTTCGGCTCTATGCGGATGGTGGAACGGCGGGTGTAGCCGTGCTCGCGCGCGTAGGAGGGAATGAAGCGTATCAGGTCGGGGAACTTCATGTTCACCTTCGAGGCGTGGGTCACGTAGAGGTCGCCGCCTATCTTGCAGGTGGCGATGATGCCGGAGGGGTCGTTGCTGGTCTTGTCGGTGTAGGCGGTGTCGAGAAAGAACACCACGGGCTCACCGCCGTAGATGCGGCCGAACTCCGCCGCCTTGACATGGCCGAACCAGGCGCGGTTGATGATATTGCCGCCGGCCACGGTGGGCCGCTGCTGGTAGAGCGAGGCGAAGGTGCGCGGACTGCGCTTCTCCACATCGAGCAGGCGCTCCAGCGAGTGGCGGTCGGGCCACAGGGCCTCGCCGGGCTTCCTCGGGTCGTCTGGAGAAGCATTGTCCTCACGGATGGCAGGGATGCTCACCACCGTCCATTTCTCCGGCTCACGGTCCAGCAGGCGGCCGGCGAGGTCGTCCTCATGCCAGCGCGTCATGATGAGTATCTGCTTGGAATGGTTGTGCAGACGGGTCAGAAACACGTCGGTGTACCACTCCCAGATGCGGTCGCGGTAGGTCTGCGAGTAGGCCTCCATAGCGTCCTTCACGGGGTCGTCGATGATGCCCAGGTCGAGCGGGGTGCCGGTGAGGGAGCCGCCCACGCCCACAGCCTTGTAGAAGCCGCCCTGGCCGGTCTCGAAGTAGTCGGCATTACGCACCAGACTGCGGACAGCACGGCCGCCGATGGGCGCGCCCGGGAACACACGCCGGTAGGCGTCGTCCTCCATCGTGCGCTGGATGCTGCGGGAGAACTGCTGTGCCAGGTCCGACGAGTAGGAGGCGCCGGCTATCTTGCACCCGGGATGTGAACCGAGCACCCAGGCGGGGAACTTGCGGCTCACTATCTCGCTCTTGCCGTGCTGGGGGGGCACGAAGAGCATCAGGCGGCCTGTGGGCAGGCGGCCCTCCATGAGGTCCTGGCACCTGCGGGCCACGAGGCGGTGGAACCACTGCATGTCGTAGCCGGCCGATACATAGCAGAGGAAATGGGGAAACGAGCGGGCGGCCATCACCCGGGCGCGCTCCTCCTCAAGGCGGAGAATGCGCTCACGGACACTGCGAAGGGCGGCACCGTTCATACTTCCTCCTCCCCGCCCGTGGCACGGGCCTCTATGCGGCGCAGCCTCTTCAGCTCGTCGTCTATCTCCTCTATGGTGCGGGCGTCGCGCACGGTGGCGTCGGCCTCCACCCGCATCACGTTCAGGCCCAGCAGGTCGTAGATGGCGCAGATAGCCTTCACATTGCCCGTCAGGGCCTTCTTGATGAGGGAGGTATCGATGGCCTCGCCCACGCTTACAGGCTTGCCGGTGATCTCCGAGCGCAGCACACCGCCCTTGCCGTCGGGGCAAGGCAGCTCCATCAGCAACTTCATCCGCTCACGGCTGTCGCGCTTGTCCCTGCGGGCGCGGCCGCTGGCGGCTCCTCCCTTTCGGCCGCTTTCTCTCGCTTCGCTCTTGCTTCGGCGGCTCATTGGAATGAGGTTCTCGTCATTCATGCTGGCTAAATTCCTTTATCTTTGGTACTTGCCGCAAATATACAAAAAATAATGATTACTTTATAATCACGTCACAATAAAAATGATTATAACTTAAACATTATTAACCCTCTTGACAAAAAAACCCCGACCGCAATGGCCGGGGCACGCCGTTGACGGCGATGTCGTCAAACAATAAAACTATTCAACGGTTTATACTCCCCCATCAGCGCCTTCAGTCCGTCGAGAAGCCCCTGCTGCGCCCCCCTCTTGCTCTCCAGGGCGGCGTTGGCGCGCTCGTCGACGGTGCCGGCGCACACCAGCTTGTAGACCGTCACGGGGTGCCGCTGTCCCTGGCGGTGCAGGCGGGCGTTGGCCTGCTCGTAGAGCTCCAGGTTCCACCCTGTGCCGAACCACACGATGTAGTGGCCTCCCTGCTGCATGTTCAGTCCGTAGGCGGTCGAGGCGGGATGCGCCAGCAGCACATCTATCTCGCCCGCATTCCAGTCGTTGAGCTGCCGCTCGCCCTCATAGACCGCCACACGCAGCCCCTTCAGCCGCTCCATGATGCGGGGCACGTCGTGGCGGTACTGGTAGAACACCAGCACAGATGCGCCGTTGGCGGCCTCGATGATCTCGGCCAGGCGGTCCAGCTTCTCGTCGTGTATGTGCCGCACGCAGCGCTCCTCGTCGTAGACGGCGCCGTTGGCAAACTGGCTCAGCTTGCCCATCAGGGCGGCGGCGCTGTTGGCCAGCAGGTGCGGCGGCTCCTCTCCGTGCTCGGCGGCGAACTCCATCACCTTGTCGCGCTCGAAGGCCCTGTAGGCCTCCATCACGCCCGCCGACAGCGCCACACGCTCCGTGTGGACGATGAGGGCGGGCAGCTGCAGGTAGTCGGCCGCCTGCATGGTGAGGCAGATGTCGGCTATCTTGCCCCGTATGGCCTTCTCCGCTCCCGGCTTCGGGGTGCACCGCACCGTGATGTGGTTCCACTTGTGCTCGTTGAAGTAGGTCTCCCTGTACCGGGTCACATACATGCCCAGGCGCTGACCCATGTCTATGCAGTACATCTGCGCCCACAGGTCCACGAGGCCGTTGGGGGCCGGCGTGCCCGTGAGACCCACCACGCGGTGCGTCATGGGGGCGATGCGCCTGAAGGCCTTGAAGCGCTGGCTCCGGGGGCTCTTGAAGCTGGTAAGCTCGTCGAGTATCACCGTGTCAAAGGGCCACTTACGGCCCGTCTCGCCGCACAGCCACACGAAGTTGTCCCTGCCGGTCACATACACGTCGGCCTCGCTCTCCAAGGCGGCGAGGCGCTGCTTCTCCGTACCCAGCACACGCGCCACGCGCAGCCCGTGCAGGTGGTCCCACTTGGCGGCCTCCTGCGTCCACGTGGCCTCCGCCACCTTCTTCGGCGCCACCACCAGCACCCGTGTGGCCTCGCACCAGTCGATGAGGTGCTGCACGGCGGTCAGGGCGCACACGGTCTTGCCGAGTCCCATGTCGAGGAAGAGGGCGCACCGGGGCTTGTCCTCTATCCAGGCGATGGCGCGCCGCTGGTATTCGTACGGCTCAAACCTCATCATCCGCCTCCTTTCCCGACAGTTCGGCGAGAAGGGTGTCCACGGCGGTGCGGCTGTCGGCCACATACACCTTCTGCCCGAGGTCCCTCAGTTGGCAGTGCCTCACCTGCTGCAGGAGTCTCGGTTTCCTGCCCCTGCTCTTCAGCTCCACCCAGGCGGTGACTCCTCCCGGCAGCATCACTATGCGGTCGGGGAATCCCGTCATCGTCTCGCTCTGGAACTTCAGCGACAATCCCCCCAGGGCCGTTGTCCTCTCAGTGAGGTACCTGTCTATCGCTTTCTCCGATGTCTCGCTGTACTTTCTATCCATGGTTTATCGGTGTAAAGATTTTTTCGGCCGGGGCAACAAAGGCAACAAAACTCTCGCGCGCGTAACCCCGGGGGGTATTAGTTACAATACTACTTTTTATACCCCCTAATAACCCCCTATTCATTATATCTATACAACAATACGTTTTTACTAAATTCTTTGTTGCCTTTGTTGCCCCTATAACTAAATCCCTGATTTTCAATTCTTTTTTGGGCAACAAAAAATTTCCTCTTTCGCTGCCCATCTGTTGCCTTTGTTGCCCACAAACTTTAATTTTTGGCTTAAAACTGTAATTTTTGATTTTCATTTTCGAACTATAATTTTTGATAAAAACTATAATTTTTGATTTTTCGTTGCCCTTGTTGCCCCTTTTTTCGGGGTTTTGTTGCCCCTTAGCTGTTAAAAATTCTTACCCAACCGCGCTGCCTTCCGTACAGTGCGGTCGCATGTTTCACGGTGAGTTTCGGTTCCCACTCCGGCTCTGCCGCCATAAGTTTGTTCACCTT